AGTACCACGAACAGGTCTTAGGGATAATTTAGTGAACAATAACCACGTAACAAACCTTCCTAATATTAGTCAAATACAATCTAAATATGATACTAGATTTGATGATAGAGGATATTATGTTTAAATATAAAGGAACTTTAAAATATGTCTGACGTAATGAGAAATGCCGTAGCTGGCACTAATGATGTAAAAAATGGTGCTGCTGTTGTACACTTAAATAAAATAGATGGTATTATTTCATCTCATGAAGGAAAGAACGAAGGAGGTATTCATGGTGACATAGAAGCAAGACTAACTGACAAAAATGATGATGTAAATTATTATGAAATACCTGAAGCTATCAACGGTGGTGGCTTTACTCCTACTCCTACAATAACACCTACTGTAACTCCAACATTGGGTGGTGCTAGTCCAACACCAACCCCGACTTATACTCCAACACCAACCCCAAGTTCTACTCCAGCATAAAGTTTAAAATATCATGCCTTTATATACAACTATATCTTTGAAAAGCGGTATCCACAACAGATTACAATATGCTAGTGAAATATTAGCTAGTGGAGAACCAGCAGTAGCTACAGACAGCGGAATACTAAAAGTAGGAGATGGATTAACCGCGTGGTCAGGATTACCATCTGTAGGTGTACCCAGTAATCCTTTTGGGACTACTGGTGCTAGTGGAATATTAAATATGGTAAAAATTACTCAAGCTAATTATGATGCTATTTCTTCTCCAGATTCTAATACCCTATATTTTATAATATAATTATGGCAGTAAAAACAGACACATCAATTACTACTATATACATAGGCAGCGCGACAGTTGCCAAAATCTACTTAGGCAGTACACAAATTTACACTAGTTCTTAATCGTATTTATTGCCTTAATTAAGGTGTATCTATATATAGAGATATTACAGTAAATATAGGTCTGGTGTATTTATATGATGAGCAAACCTGGATATAAAACTAGTGAATTTTGGTTTACATTAGTAAGCTTTGTTATTAGTGGATTATTTATATTTGGAGTAATTACAGAAGCTGACACTAAAGATGATTTGATTAGTGTGTCAACTCATGTTGTTGAAAGTATTATACTAATTGGTGGTCAATTTGCTTTTTTCTCTAGATATTTATCAGAAAGAAGAGCAAGACAAGAGAAAGAAGATAGGGTAAGTAAAGAACTTGAAGACTATATTGGCGTAGACAAAGAACATAAAAGTGTTAACATAAATACTGCTAGTATAGGAGAACTAATACAATTACCACATATCGGTCCAGTAACTGCACAAAAAATTGTAGACTATAGAAGTAAAGAAAATTTTTCAACACCAGAACAATTGATAGACATCAACGGAGTGGGCGAACAAGTTTTTAAAGAAATTAAACCATATATAATCACATGAGGTAAAAGAAATGAGCGATTTAACAACTAAAGAATTAATCAGAAAAGAAGTAGAAAATTTAATTAACGAAACTAAAAAGTCGCTGTCAGATGTAAAAAGATTTGCCGTTAGTGAAGTATGGAAAATCTTACAGTTATTAACAGCTGTTGTAATTCAGTTGATTGAAAATTTTGGTAAAGATCTTAGTAGTCCAGAGAAAAAGAAACTAGCATTAGAATTAATTGGTAGTTTTTATGACAAGATTTTTACTTATGTTGATCTTCCATGGATTCCATCTGTACTAGAACCAATCATTCATAGCCATGTTAAAAGTTTCTTGATGATACTCGTTAGTTCAGGAATTGATGCTATGGTTGCAACATTTAGACAAGTTGGAGTTTTTACACCCAAGGAAACTGTTAAGGTGGAAGCTACTATAGGCGGAGTTGAGAAAAATCCTATTGTTGAGAATTTCTTAGATAATATAAAAAAAATAGTGAGGAGCTAAAATGAATTTTACACAAAGTTTTGAGGAGTTTAGTAGTAGCTTAGGGCCTATGGATCTGGCTTTGTATGCTGGTGCTGGTATAATTATATGGGTATTGTTTAAGGATAGACTAAGTCCCGTGCAAAAACTAGTAACAGATGCAATTGCTAGTCTTAAAGAATATTTTTCAGATCTTAAAAAGGAAAACACTACACCTGTAATTAAAGTACCAGAACATCTCAAAGATGCTCCTGTGGAAGCACAAAATTTATTTTTCGATCTTGTTGTTTCTTGGAAGCAAACTAGAGATTTGGCAGAAAAAAGTGGCTGTGAAAAAGCTGTTCAGGTAGCAGATGAAATGTTTCCTTACCTGAGTCCAACAATTTGTCAAGATAAAAAACCAGTTAAAAAGGATTATGAACTATGAAAAATAGTGTTCTGTTATTAATAGGCGCAATACTTTTATTTGTTGGTCTTGTAAAACCAGATTTAAGTAATGTGTATACGCCAGGATCTTCTGTGAATGTAGTAGAAGGCTGTGTAACTGATGCTCCTTCTGATGATAATTTATTAGCTAAGTCTAAAGTTGTAGTGGATATTTTAAAATCTTCTGATGACTCTACAAAAAAAGGAGATTGTCTTAAGTTAACATCATTGTATTGTGACTTGGCGACATTGGTTGAGCTAGATGGTGAAGATAAAGTCATTACGGATACACTAACAATTAGAGAAGCTAACAGTTTATCTGGTAAAATGTTGAGATTAAACATCAAAGATAAATATCCTAATTTAGCCGAAGCTGCAAAAGATGTAATTGTAGCTGGTATTGGAGATCAAGATGTTGCTCTAACACCAGAACTACGTAAGAAAGCTGCTGAATCTTTCAGGGCTTTATCTTGGGCTTTTTATCAAGGATCTAAATAATGCCTAGAATGACACCAGAACAATTGTATAACGAATATCGCAAAGGCTTTAATGGTTGTCTTTGGGAACAGCATGTCTATGATGAGTTAATTGAAACTTCTAGATATGCTTACTTTAAAGATGGCTCTAAAAGAATTAAGAATAGTGGTAAAGGCAAGTTATCAACTCCTTTTAAATCTGTTTTACATTTTGATAAACATGCATATGTAGAAAGACAAACTACAGGAGACTGTGTTTCACATGCTACTCGTAATGGATGTGACTTAACTAGAGCAGTTGAAATACATATTAAAGGAGACAGAGAAAGTTGGATTGCTAGAGGCGCTACCGAAGCTATATATGGCTGTAGAGGTCATGGTGGTCAGGGCATGAGTTGCAGTCGTGCTGCTACTTTTGTAAGTCAAACAGGAGGTGTTCTGGTTAGAAAAAATTATCCTGGAGTTGCCGACTTTAGTAAGTACAATGGGAGTATGGGTGCTAAATGGGGATCTAGAGGCTTACCAGATAAAGTAATTGAAAAAGCAGATGATCATCAAATTAAAACAGTTTCTTTAATTAAAACCGTAGAAGAAGCTAGAGACGCATTAGCTAATGGGTATGGTTTAAGTGTATGCTCTAGTTATGGATTTTCTAACAAAAGAGATAAGAAGGGTTTTGCAAGAAAAAGTGGCAGTTGGGCCCATGCAATGTCCTGGACAGCTTGTGATGATACTGGTGACGAACCAGCATTTTTAGTACAAAACAGCTGGGGTAAATGGAACTCTGGTGGTCATCCAGAATGGGGTCCAATTCCAGATGGTTCTTTTTTGATACATGCAAATGTAGCAGAAGGTATGTTAAGGCAAAACGGAGCTTATGCCTTTAGTGATTTTAATGGATTTCCACCACAAAAACTCCCGGACTACGGTTTCGTAGATTACTTATGAAATTATTAGATAAAATAGCTTTAAATAGCCTTATAAAAACAATTACTAATTTTATATTAGCAATTTTAAAAATGTTTAAACCCGGTGACATAACGGCACCAAAACCCAAAAGGCCGTTAAAAGATTTATTAGATAGGATCTTTAAAAAATGAAAACTCTAGCTTCTTGCATATTAATTGCTGTAGTAGCTTTTTCTGCATCAAAAACAAACTATAGTACAACTTCTGTAGTAACTTTAGTCGGTGCTAAAATTTCAGCAGAACAAAAAGAAACTGTAGTTAAAAAACATAAAAGAAAAGATTGTCCTGTTTGCAAAGGTAAAGGATGGTATATTAGTGGTGACGGTATCGCTAAAGTTAGTTGTGGATATTGCGAACCAGATAATGAAAGTTCAAACGACGCAACAGTTATCATTAACCCAACAATAACATCAATCAATGAGCAATAAAGTATTAGAAGATGTAGCACAAACTATATCCAACAAATCAACAGCAGAAAGTAAAGACGAAAACTTTGGTAGTATTATTTTAACTATTATGATTATAGGTATTATTTTAAATTTAGTTAGAATAATTCAGCACTGTGATAAAGAACAAACGTCAGAATCTTGTGCAAAAAGAATTAAGAAAGTTTGTGATAGAAATTCTTGGTATACTGTGATGAGAATTAGAAAAACCATTAGACAATCTATTGGAATGGAAAAATACAGAACATATGGTAGAGCTATGGTTAAATCAATTATGGATACAGGTAATGAACTCACGGAAGAAAAACTTATAGAAATAGTGGAGGCATCAAATAATGTTTAGTTTATTAGTATGGGCAGTCTATGGTATATTTGTAGGCGCTATTGCCAAAAGTTTAGTTCCGGGAGAAGAAAATTTTGGTTTTTTCAAAACTATTGCATTAGGAGTTTGTGGTTCTTATATGGGAGGCGCTATACATTATATGTTAGGTTTTAATTCTGAACTAGAACCATCCGGTATATTTTTGGGAGTAGCTGGTGGTGTAATTAGTTTAGTATTATATAATAAATTAACAGAGAAAAAATAAAATATGAGTAATCATTTTGAATATTTTGATTCTATAGTATATGATATAAATACTATAGATATTTATGTAGAAGATATGGCTAACCCAGGTATTATAGCTTCTGAAGCAAAAAGCCACATAGATTCGTTAGGTGATGACCTTAGTCCTAGAGAAATAACCTCTACATTATTGTCGTGGTCTGATAAAATTTTAAAAGTAGACATAAAGGATGCTGCTCTTAATATAATTTTAAGCACAGAGGTTGAACCAGACCTTAGTGACCAATTTCACGATCATTAAATTTCTCACATAGGATAAACATGAAAACAGTACTGATCACCGGAGCTTCCGGTTTTCTAGGATCGCATTTTGTAGAAGAGGTTCTAGTTAACACGGATTGGAATATAGTAGCATTATGTAGACTCACTTATGTAGGAGACATGGAAAGAATTGTTAGTAGTCTACACGTAAAAGAAAATGCTCATAGAATTAAAATAGTATATCATGATTTAAAGTTTGAACTACCTCCGCATACTGTTGAGGCAATTGGCGAGGTAGATTATGTGGCTCATATAGCAGCAAATAGTCATGTTACTCGTAGTATTAGTCATCCTAAACAATTTGTTGAAGATAATGTTATGGGAACACTAAATTTATTGGAATGGTATAGAAAGTATTCTCCTAAAGCATTATTTATTAATTATTTAACCGATGAAGTTTTCGGACCAGCACCAGACGGTTACGACTTTAAAGAGGATGATAGATGGCGACCTAGTAATCCATATAGTGCTAGCAAAGCTGGTCAAGGAGCATTAGGGATATCTTATTACAATACATATAAACTTCCAATTATTCATACCTACACAATGAATCTTTTTGGAGAAAGACAACATAAAGAAAAATTTGTCGCGTTAGCTATTGATCTTATTAATAAAAATCAACCAGTTAAGATACATGCTAAGTTAGATAAGCAAGGCAACGTAGAATATGTAGGACAAAGACATTGGCTTCACGCTAGAAATGCAGCAAATGCCACCTTGTTTTTATTTAATCATGGAGAAGCAGGAGAACACTATAATGTGGTTGGAGACGTTGAGTTATATAATGACGACATGGTTCAAAGATTAGCAGAATTAATGGGTAAAAAACCTAGACTACAATATGTTGATTTAGAAAAAAGCAGACCCGGTCATGACAGAAGATACAGTCTAGACGGTAGCAAATTGCGGAATATGGGATGGCAACAGCCTATTAGTTTTGATGAATCATTGACCAAAACCATAGATTGGATGCTTAGTGGTGGATAGACACAGTACTCATATAGATAATTGTTTTTGGATAGAACCAACTGTATTCAAAGACCACAGAGGTACTTTTTGCGAAATTTTCAAGAATTCACATTCTGATACCTCATTTAAACCTGTTCAGTCAAACTATAGTTCTTCTAAAAAAGGTACGTTACGAGGCATACACAGAACACCTTATTCAAAATATGTTACTTGTGTTAGTGGTTCTGTTTATGATGTTTGTGTAGATTTAAGACCAACAAGCAAAACTTATGGTCAATATTTTGGTATTGAATTAACAGGTTCTAAATTTAATAGTTTGTACATTCCTGAATTTTGTGGCCATGCGTTTTTGGCACTAGAAGATTGTGTTTTAATATACCAACAAGATCATGAGTATAATAGTAAGTTGGATCAAACATATTGTTATAAAAACTATAATATAGAATGGCCAGAAGAGCCAACAATAATTTCTGATAAAGACAGTAATATTTGCAAATGATATGTGGCAATCTAATCAAGAAACAGCAAGATTATGTAGAGATCTAAATCATTTAATACCAGATGATTTTTGCTTTCAAACATATATATCGTTAAATGCAGATCTACAAAAGAATGGTATTACTAATGAGCTAAAAGCTAAAGAACATTATTTATTGTTTGGGTTAAAAGAAAATAGACAATATAAAACAGTAGAGACTGTTGCGATAAAGTCTCAGCAAACATCTTTAAATAGAGCTGTAAACAAATGGCAAGCTATTTGTAATAATACAAAAATTATTTTTAAAAAAACAAATAATCCTAAAGTTACGATAGTTATACCCAGCCATAATAAACCCTATTACACTTTAGCCTGCTTAGAGTCTTTACGTAAAACAGATATGATTAAGGACTGCGAAATTATTGTGGTCAACGATTGCTCTGCAGATAACACTATACAAGTTTTACAAGAATATGTGGAGGGTATAGTAGTAATTAATAATGAAACCAATCTTGGTTTTGTGGAATCTTGTAATGTTGGAGCAAATTTATCGAAGTCTCCATACATCATGTTTTTGAATAATGATACCATAGCTTTAAAAAGAACAGTATCTGAATTATATAATATAATAAAAAAAGATGATATTGGAGCAGTTGGTGGTATGATTATCATGCCAAACGGCCTTTTACAAGAAGCTGGTTGTATAGTATTTAAAGAAGGTTCTTGTTTTGGTTATGGTAGAAATGATGATCCTTTTAAAGCTGAATACAATTATTGTAGAGAAGTAGACTTTTGTTCTGGCGCGTTGTTGATGACTAAAAAAAATCTTTGGAAAGAAGCTAAAGGTTTTGATAGTAATTATAGTCCTGGTTATTATGAAGAAGTAGATTATTGTATGACTCTTAAGTTAATGGGTTATAAAATTATTTATCAGCCTCTATCTAAAATATATCATTTTGAATATAGTACATTTGCTAATGAAGCTTTAAAAATTCAACAAGTAAATAGAGGTAAATTTTTTAATAAATGGAAAAAACTATTACAAACTTTCCCTTCAAGAAAAGATGACACATACAGGATAAGATCTACGAATACAAACAAAAGACTTTTATATATTGAAGATATAGTACCAGATCCTAAAAAAGGACAAGGATACCCAAGATCATACGATATTTTAAAATATATAGCATCTTTAGGCTTTCAAATAACAGCCTATACAACATGTCAAGAGACAGACACAGATGAACATTTATTATCAGAATTACAACAGTTAGGTATAGAGATAGTTAGAAATAATTTGGATTTTAAAAAGTTTATAACTAGCAGAAGAAATCTTTATGATATTGCTTTTATTAGTAGGCCCCATAATGCTGAAAAACATATGGAAGATATCAAGTCTAATAATAATGCTAAAATAATATATGACGCTGAAGCTATATATGCAAACAGAGAACTTTTACAGGCAGAAATTATTGAAGGAGCAAAACTATCCGATAAAGTTAAAGACAGACATAGAGCAAAAGAATTTGAAATAACTAAATCTGCCGATATAATATGTGTTGTTTCTGATTATGAAAAAAGTTTTTTTGATAAATATAAAGCTCCTCAAACTAAAATCTTAGGTTTCCAACACCCTGTTAAGTTTACAGACAAGTCTTATGATGACAGAAAAGATATTTTGTTTGTTGGGGCCATTGTAAACGAAAGTAAATATAATCCTAATTATGACTCTATCATGTATTTTATTAATAATATATGGCCCAAAGTATCTAGTAATTTAAAATGCAATTTGTTAGTGGTTGGCCATAATAAATCTCCCAACTTAAAACAATTAAATAACAACAATAATATTAGAGTTGTAGGGAGTGTAAAAAAATTAGATACTTACTATAATAACTGTAGGTTGTTTATTGGTCCAACAAGATTTGCAGCAGGAATACCACACAAAGTAACTAATGCTGCTGCTCATGGCTTACCTTCAGTGGTATCCCCACTGCTTGCAAAACAGTTAGGATGGTTAAATAATAAAGAATGTTTAGTTGGTGAAGATGACAATGATTTTGTGGACAAAATATGTGCAATGTATACTGATAAATATATTTGGTTAAATATTAGAAAAAATATGAAAACATATGTAAAAAACAAATTTAGTACAGAAACTTTCCATACTTGTTTAGACGAAATTTTATTGTAATATGACACAAGAGCTTCCAAATAATTTTGAATGGAAACAATACTTATTTCATAATTATGATTTGGTATCTGCTGGTATAAATAATCAGGAGGATGCAGAAAAACATTATTTACAATATGGCAAAGATGAAGCAAGAGATTATCGAGCTACGCCACTTTGTGCTATGGCGATAGATAAATTAGTCGATAGCGATATTGAATTAACAAAATTTAATAACTCTTTAGAAGCTGTTGTTCTCTTGTTAACAGGTAAAGAAATAGAGAATGGCTTGTACTCTAGGTTTTGTACAGAATTAGAAACACATACAGATCCTGTAGATTTAGACTTTGTCATTATTACAAAACAAAACCTTAAACAGGCTATAGATGTTGAATTGTTTCAAAAGTTATTTAATTCTGTTACTATTATATGTATCGACATACCTAAAGAATACGATATATATTATAATAAAGACAGCGGAAAAGAATACGCAACAATCCCAGATTATGGTTACTATTCTGGTCCTAACTATACATTTTATAAATCTTTCGATTGGTTGCAAAAGTATAACACTTGTTTATTTTTAGAATGTGATTGTTATTTTGGTAACGATTGGGCTAATAAACTGAAAGGTTTTGTCAGATACAGTGGGGATTTTTGGATATGTGGATCTATATATGACGGAACAGAACAAAAGATAAAAGATGTTGGCAACAAAAGGTTGACTGTGATGAACACACATATAAATGGAGGAACAGCATTATACGCTACCGGTAATAAAGAATTTATTAAGTTTTTACGCTTATCAGAAAATTACCTAAAGTCATATGTGCAAGAGGTAAATCCAAAAGCAGCGTATGATTATTTTATAAAAGAATCTCTTGATTGTTTGTTCACATTATTTATAGACCCAAACAATATAAAAGTAGCAAAGTTCATTAACAGAAAATATTTGGTTAACAATCTTATTCTAAATTATTCAGATAATGCAAGTAACAATATAGAAATATCAGATATAAACAAAATATATGACTACGCAATTCTACATAAAAAATAATATTATTTGCTATTGACATAATGCCTATTTTGACATATCATAGTAGTATGAGACCCGACTGGAATAATTACTTTTTAGGCATCGCTAAGTTGATTTCTCAACGTAGCCACGACATACATACTCAACACGGCTGTGTCATTACAGATCAACATAATAGAATATTAGGTGTGGGATACAATGGCTTTCCCAAGGGTATGGATGACTCTGCTTTGCCAAAAACAAGACCGGAAAAATATCATTGGATGATACATGCAGAAAGAAATGCATTATCTAATTGTGTAATCAGACCAGATAATGGAATAGCTTATGTAACAGGACAAAGCTGTAACGATTGTATAATGTCTTTATGGCAAGAAGGCATACAAAAAGTTGTGATGGCGGATTGTCATGGCACTCATCTATTTGATCAGTGTGAGAAAGAAAAATTCGACCTCTTCGTACACCAAACAAAAATAAGTATAGAAAAAGTTAAAACAGACTTTTCTTGGATCAAAAATTTAGCTGGTGTATTATAAAAATAACTTAACGTTTTAAATGTCTTTAGCCCTTGCAAAACTCTAACTCATGATTTATCATATTTATGAAATGATCACTTCTTTCCAGGGCTCACTCAAGAATAATTTTTAAGGAGAAACGATGTCGGCATTGAATGAACTTCAGAACTATACCTTTGTTAGTAAGTATGCTCGCTGGATAGAAAGCGAAAATCGCAGAGAAACATGGAAAGAAGCCGTAGATCGCGTTAAGGATATGATGCATACTCAATATGATGACAAATCCGTATCAGAAGATATAGATTGGGCATATGATTTGATGTTGAAAAAAAGAGTTTTAGGCAGCCAAAGAGCTTTACAGTTCGGCGGAGATCCCATTTTAAAACGTCACGCAAAAATATATAACTGCACAAGCTCATATTGTGATAGATTAAGATTCTTTCAAGAATGCTTTTGGCTATTGCTCTGCGGAAGCGGTACTGGATTTAGTGTACAAAAACACCATATCAATAAACTTCCTACCTTGTCACAAAATAAAAAAGATAAAAGGAAAGGTGTAAAATATAAGATAGAAGACAGTATTGAGGGGTGGGCCGATTCTTTAGGTGTATTATTGAGTTCATATTTTAATAAGCCTAGTGAATCTAGGTTCTCTGAACATAAAGATCAATACATTGTTTTTGACTATAGTAATATTAGAGAAAAGGGAGCCCAATTATCTTCTGGAGTAGGTAAAGCTCCTGGTTTTGAGCCACTACAAAATGGTTTAGAAAAAATTAGAGAATTATTGGAGGCGTGCGTTGAGAGAAAACAGAAAAAACTCAGACCAATTGATGCTTATGATATTATTATGCACTCAAGCGATGCTGTATTATCTGGTGGTGTTCGCAGAAGTGCGTCGTTAGCACTATTTAGTTCTGACGATGAAGAAATGGCTAAAGCTAAAACAGGCAACTGGTATGTTGACAACCCTCAGCGTGCCAGAAGCAATAATTCAGCGCTACTACTAAAAGACAGCACAAGTTATGAGCATTTTGCAAAACTCATGGATTCTGTTAAAGAATTTGGTGAACCAGGTTTTATCTGGAGCGATTCTACCGAAATGACTTTTAATCCTTGTGTTGAAGTAGGTATGTGGCCAGTAGATGAAGCAACTGGAAAATCAGGTTGGCAGGGATGTAATCTTTCTACTATCAATTGCTCCTCTGTAGTTGATGAAGAAGATTTTTATGAAAGATGTAAAGCTGCTGCAATCATTGGTACGCTACAAGCAGGTTTTACAAATTTAGAATATTTGGGTAAAACAACCAATGCTATTTTTGAAAGAGAAGCTTTACTAGGCGTTTCCTTAACTGGTATCATGGAAAAACATGAATTAGTATTAACGGAAAAAGTTTTGAAAAAAGGAGCAAAAATTGCCGTAGATACCAATAAAGCTCTAGCTAAAAAAATACGCATTAATCAAGCAGCAAGAGTTACGTGCTTAAAGCCTGAAGGCACAAGCAGTAGTATGCTTGGTACAAGTTCTGGCATTCACCCACATCATGCCAAAAGATATATTAGGCATGTACAAGCTAATGTGTTAGAGCCTCCTTACCAATATTTTAAAAGTTATAATCCACAAGCTTGTGAAAAATCTGCATGGTCTGCTAATGATACAGACGAAGTTGTAAAGTTTCCTATAGAAGTACCCGATGGATCGAAATTAAAAAATCAACTACCAGCTGTAGAGATGCTAGGGGTTGTAAAAGATGCTCAAAGAAATTGGGTTCATTCTGGCAAAAATAGATCACTATGCACACAAGATTTCCTTAGTCATAATGTTAGCAATACTGTAACCGTGCAACCAGACGAATGGGAAAATGTTACAAAATTTATTTATGATAACAGAAAGTTTTTTGCTGGTATTAGTCTGATACCTCAAAGTGGAGATAAAGATTACCCCCAAGCTCCATTTACAACTGTTTACACTAGTAGAGAAATTGTAAAAGAGTATGGAGACGCCGGTTTGTGGTGCTCTGGATTAATTGAACTAGGTTTAAATGCTTTTGATAATAGTTTATGGTCAGCATGTGACTATATTACATTATCTCAAGAAACAGATGAAGACAGTGAGGATAAAAAGTTATTTGCTGTTAAGATGCACCGATTTGCTAAAAAATATTTTGATGGAGATCTAAAAAGATTAACGTACTGCATGAAAGATGTTTATAATTGGAAGATATATAAAGACTTGTATGATAGTTTTGCTAAAGTTGACTATACACAACTTATGGAAACTGAGGATAATACTGTAGGAATAGAGGAAATTAGTTGTGCCGGTGGCGCTTGTCTAATTTAATTCTAATCTTATAGAGGTAAAAATTTTGAGAAAAAGAAAAACTAAAAAACCTATTGATGCCACAAATAAGCTAAGACCTAACGAAGAAGAATCCAATATTATTGGTTTTAAAAATAGGTTGAAGCCTAGAACCATAAATCAAAAAGACTATATTAGAACTGTAGCAGAAAATACTGTTACATTTTGTCAAGGCGTTCCAGGTAGCGGTAAAACGCATATAGCTATTGGAATGGCTTTAGAATATATTATTGATTTTAAGGTAGAAAAAATTGTTATAACTAGACCTGTAGTCGAAGCGGGAGAAAAACTAGGCTACTTACCGGGTACAGCAGAAGAAAAACTACATCCTTATCTACTTCCTTTATTTGATGAAATTAATTATTTCTTACAAATGCAAAGTTATACAAAATTAAAAGTAGGTAGAAAAATTGAAGTTGTCCCTCTAGGGCTAATGAGAGGCAGAAGTTTTCATAACGCTTTTATTGTAGCTGATGAATGTCAAAATGCATCATACGACCAACTAAAGATGCTTTTAACACGTATTGGTATGAATAGTAAAATGGTACTTACTGGGGATGTCGCACAATCTGATTTACAAAAACAGCAACAGGGTGGTTTTTTACAATTAATAAACCGTCTGCATGATATCAATGGAGTAGGCACCTGCAAGTTAGAAACTAGCGATATTGTTAGAAATCCAATTATAGCAGATATAGTTCATAGATTAGATAATGATGAACAACCATAACAGAAAATGCTTAGTACTTAATTGTGATTTTACTCCAATGTGTATTATACATTGGAAAAAAGCTATTGTGTGGCAACTTAAGTACTTGCATAATTTCACTGGTAGTATCCAGATATTAGAACAGTATAATGACAATATAATTTGTCCAAATAATAAGCTTATACCTGTACCTGCTGTTGCTAGAACCACAAGATATTTTAAATCATCTAGAATTAATGTTAAATTATCCCGCAAAAACTTATTTACTAGAGACAACAACAGTTGTCAATATTGTGGTAAAAAGCTATTAAGAAGCCAACTGACTTATGATCATATCATACCTAAATCTAGATTTAAAGACAATAAGATGTGTACTAGTTGGACTAATGTAGTAACCGCTTGCAGAAAATGTAATACTAAAAAAGGTAATAAAACTCCACAAGAAGCAAATATGACACTTCTTTCTCAGCCTATTATCCCAAAATTTTCTCCAAAATACTTGCCTTGGTACCAAGAAGTGATTACTATAGATACAGAGTCCAAAGACATATGGGAAAAATACATCGGCAGCTTTATATAAAATGAATAAATACTATACAATTTCTGGTTCGGAAGATTATGTTGATGAAGATAAATCTCCTAGATTAGAAACAGATAACACAGATACTTTGTATGCTAAAGCTATCTTGTCTAGAAAACCAAAACATATAGTTTCCAATACAAATCTAGGAGTTGATAATAACTCATATAAATTCTATATAGCGATTGACGCTAAAAGACAGGCATATGATCCAACAAACAAAAATCAACCCACAGCTAATTTTATAGACAGAACTTGTAAATCAAAATATAGTTTTCTAGAAGTTAATTATTACATCTTTAATAAGTATTTAAAGTTTTTAACTAGTCAAAACTCTGCATGGATTAAAGAAATAAATAGGGATTTAGTATAGTATGCCAGTTTATACTTTTCAGTGCTGTAAATGCAATCATGTATTTGAAATTTTTGCTAGTTATAGCAATTACGATAATTCTGCTAATCAATCAAAATGTCCTCAATGCAATAGCAAGAAAATAGAAAGATCTTATAGTACAGATTTACAGAACATAACAGGTAGTGTGGTTAAGTCTGATGACCAAATAAAACTGGGAGATTTAGCAAATAGAAACAGGGATAGAATGAGTGACGATCATAAAGCACATTTATATCATAAGCATAACGAATATAAAGATTCTGCGTTTCAAAAACCAATGCCAAATGGTTCTAAAAAAATTAGAAAAGGACCTAAAACTAAATGGACGTAAATATAGAACAAAAGATAAAAGAAATTATGGAAGATCCGGAAAAAAGGTCTGAGTTTTTTCAATATGACGAATTAGATACTGCTCCGAGACAACTAACAGATGCAGCTCATGAAATAGTCTTTAGTGTAGAATCTAGTATTTTTGAACAGAATGAGAAGAAAGAAAACACAAAGCTAAAGAAAATACATAAAACAAATTTTCATATGCCAGTACCAGAAAATGCTGATGCTATAGAGTATATGCAAATTTTTTTAAAACATTTCCAAGAATCTTTAGTAAATACAGCAAAGGAACTCAAAGATGGATGATTTTATAACAACCGCAAAAAATGATAAGATAGTGTCTGGTGATGATGAATTTTATACAGCTATAGGACAAGAAGACTTTTTAGATGACAATAACAATCCCAGAACTAAAGAAAATCAGGACACTGTCTTTGCTAAAAAGATATTTCGTGATAATGGATCTTATCGACTTATGATAAAGTGCGACAGTTCAAGCAAGCCGATAGATCCTAATAATCAACTCGGCAATGATCAGGATTCGTATAGTTCTGCATACAGACAAGATTCAAAATTTATTATGGTTAACCAAAAAGCTTTTGATTATTATATAAGTTTCTTGAAAACTGGCGTAAAGTCATGGCTATTAAATACTGAAAGGGAATTAATATAATGGGAAGAATAACTAAGGCACAGTCTTATGCAATTAGATGGCTTGACAGTGAAAGCATGTCTCCAGAAAATATTGCATCAGAATTGAATTTAACTGTTAAACAAGTTGGTAGCATTTTAGAAAAAAATGCTGCTTCAAAAGGTGATATAAAAACTAAAACAGAAAAGGTTTCAGCAGCTAAAAAACTTATGGTAAATGAAACAGGTGGTGGGAAACCTGGTGTCACCGTAATGACAGGGGAAGCTTCGCAAGTCATTGAACAATCAAAGCCAAGTCAATCTATTAGAAACCCAGAATCATATATCTACAAACCTAACCAATAGGTGGGTCTGTGTATATATCGAAATATTCTAATGGTAAAGAAGTCTCTGCTGCTCAATATATTACTGAGATAATATGCGAGAAACAAGCAAAGAGACAAAGGAAAGACTTACATTATAGATTTTGGTTAAATAAAGAATGGGAGAAATTTTATAAAAGCCAAATTGGTACTGCTCATAAGCTATTAAAAAAGTATGATGCTAAAGCCATAATAAGAGCACTTAAGAATCCTAAAACTAGAAACACGTATTCATTAAGAGCTCCTTATTTGTTACCTGTTATAAAATTAGAACAAGAAAAACTAGGAACAGAAAATAATGAACTTTCAAAACCAATTGAAAGAATTGATGGTAAAACATTTAGAAAAAGAAAAACAAAAAGTAACATATTATCTAAATTAGAGGATATAGAAGATGAGCATAAAAACTGATATTAAAAAAAGTTTTGGAGACGATATTATATTATCAGGCAATTCTGTCATAGATAAAAAAATAATAAACATACCCATTAGTCCTTCTTTAGATATAGCTTTAAATGGAGGCATACCAGAAGGTAGTTTTGTTATCTTGACAGGACAACCTAAATGTGGTAAAACTACAACTTCTCTCTATGTTGCTGCAATCGCACAAGAGAAACAATATGCTCATGGAGATTTTGCTGACGGTAGAGAAGTGTACTATCTAAACATAGAAGGTAGATTGAAAAAGAGAGACTTGAATGGTATTAAAGGTTTAGACTTAGATAAATTTCACATTATAGGATCTAAAACTGGTAAAATATTACATGCCGAAGAATATCTACAAATTGGAGAAAGAATTATTAATGAAGTTCCTGGATCAGTTGTTATTATTGATTCGTACTCAGCCCTTTGTACCGAGTCAGAAATTACTTCTGATATGAGTAAAATGCAAAGAGCAGATGGTGCTAAATTATTAGCAAAGTTTTGCAGAAAAGTAGCTAATGTTATTCCTGTTAATAAGAATATTGTGATTGGTATTACTCATTTAATGGGCAATCCCGGTTACGGTAGTAGCGAATGGAAAGAAAAATCTGGCCAAGCCATTGCATATCAAACAGACATTAAGTTAAAAGCTGCATATTTTAAAGCGTGGAATGTAGGCAAAGAAGAAACTCAAATTGGACAAACTATTGATTGGCAGGTTATATGTTCCGCTTTAGGGCCTCCTGGAGCCAAAATAACAAGCTATATTAGATATGGTGTCGGAGTTGATAAGGAAATGGAATTATTTAATTTAGCGACGGATTTGGGCCTTATAGACAAAGGTGGTGCTTGGTACACCTTCTCTACTGTTAAAGACACCCCTAAATTTCAAGGGGGAGAAAAAGCTAGAGATTTCATTGCACAAAATCCTAAAGTCTATGATAGTCTTTGGAAAGAAGTCAAAACAACCATGGGAATATAATGAACATCAGTGATTTAGATGACAATATCCAAAAATGGTCCTTGAAAGGACACATAGCAAAAGGTAGTAGACTAAATAAGTCTGGTTTACATCTAAAAGCTAGAAAATTAATTAAAGAATGTTTCCCGACTTTACAGATATTAGAAGAGGTTGGAGCTCCAATTAGAAAAAATGAAACTTTGTATCTTGACTTTTATCTACCATTGAGTAAAACTTGTATAGAGGTTCATGGTGAACAGCATTACAAATTTGTTCAATTTTATCACAATAATACTTTAGGCTTTTTAAAACACAGAAAAAGAGATCAACAGAAAAAAGAATGGTGTGAAAAAAACGATATCAAGTATGTAGAATTACCTTATTCAGAATCAGAAGAAGAATGGCGAAATAGGCTAGTAACATGAAAACAACTAAAGAAGAACTAGAACATTGGGACACTATCTTAGATGAATATGAGCAAGGTATGGGATTGCCTAATTATATTACTAGTGGTCTACCAGCTGAAGAACTTAATGAATATTTAACTATGTCTAGAGATGTTTTGGAAAAGGTTACTCCAGACCAGTGTGGAGAAATAGCTTACAGGCTATCTCAATTTGCGTTCCATGTACAAAGAACTATTAATAGAGAAATTGCTAGGTACAATTGGTCAGATGACAAAATAAAAGAAGTTATTGCTGACGAAATAAATAATTACAAAGGATATGGATACATAGAAAAGTCTTTACAGGCAATCAAGCATAACTCTAGAGCAGATGCTTTGAATAAAATTAAAAGATATGCTAAACAAAGAATGGATAGACTTTCATATATAGCTAATACTTTAAAAAATTTATCAGATATTATTATTTCAATACAAAGGAATAAGGTGAAAAATGGGTAATGTAGATACAGATAAATTAAAGCAACTGCTTTATGCTATGATAGAAACATTGGATGGAGATAATACGGAAACAGATATTAATGCCGTGACAGAAGATGCACCTCCTGTGACAGAAGATACAAGTGTAAAACCTGTTAAACAAACTCCTAAATCTAACAACCCTAATGTTAGGAAAAGACAGCCTTATGGTTTAGAAGAAAATTTGTTTTTAGATATGCCAGAAAAAGATATGCATAAAAATGATGTCGCTATTGATCAAAAGCTTAAATCTTCCCAGCCTGTTGTTAGAAATCGTACAGCTGCTCTAATTGACGTAAAATGCCGGGTCTGTGGCAAAGAAGAGTCTGTTAGTGGCCAGTTGATTATTGATGGTGTAAATAGATACAAGTGCAATGGGTGCGCTAGAGGAGCCGGTTAATGATATTGTGTGATCCCGCTGCCGAAAGAGCAGTTTTGAGTTCAATAATGCAAGGCGGTGACAAAGCTTTCTTGGATATTGCTGATTTAATTGATGAACAAACTTTTACTATAGACAGTAATCAATATCTATTTCAGTGTCTGAAACATATAGCTGAACAAGAAACCTGTTCTCATATAGACATAGCTTCAGTATTCTCTACTGCTCAAGAACTAGGACTGTCTAATCTATTAAATACTAAGCAAGAATCGCAGCATATTAAAGCAATCAAAGATTTTCCTGTAGACGGTAATAACGCAAGAAAGTTTGCTGCAAAAATTAAAAAATTACAAATTGCTAGAAATTTACATTCGGAACTTAAAGATACACAAAATAAAATCTTAGACGTAAGTGGCAATGAATCAATAGCTTCTATATTAAGTATAGCAGAAGATGCCGTATTTGATTTCTCTTCTAAACTTGTAGACTCTGAAACTGCTCCTAGTACAGTCGGAAACGCAATAGAAGAGTATGTGGATTATTTAGAAACGAATCCAGTAGACCAAATAGGTATTTCTACAGGCTTCCCTGTTTTCGATAAAGCTATAGGAGGAGGCTTAAGAAAGAATACTATCAATGTTATAGCTGCTAGACCTAAAACTGGTAAAACTTTGCTTTCTGATAACATGGGTTTTCACATAGCAAACGAACTCAATATACCCGTCCTTAATATGGACACAGAAATGACTAAAGAAGATCACATACATAGAATCTTAGCTATGTCCACTGAAGTGGAAATTAATAAAATTGAATCAGGAAAATTTGCGGAGTCTCCAAATATGAGAAAGAAAATTAGAGATTCTGCAAAAAATATATCCAAAATACCTTTATATCATAAAAGTATCGCAGGTAAACCTTTTGAAGAACAGTTAGCTGTTATGAGAAGATGGATAGTTAAAGAAGTAGGTTTAAAACCAGATGGCACAGCAAATGATTGTGTTATATTCTATGATTATCTTAAACTTATGGATAGTCAAGGCATGTCGCAAGACCTCAAAGAATATCAGGTTCTAGGTTTTATGATGACTTCTTTACATAATTTTGCTTGCAAATATGGTATTCCTGTGGTAGCATTTGTACAGCTAAATAGAGATGGTATAACTAAAGAAAGTACCGATACAGCTAGTGGCTCCGATAGAATTATATGGCTGTGTAGTAATTTTACAATATTTAAAAGAAAGACTGATGAAGAAATAGCTGAAGATGGACCAAATGCTGGTAATAGAAAGCTATTGCCTGTTATTAGTCGTCATGGTGGAGGATTGGATGATAATGATTACATCAACTGTAATATGAAAGGTTGGTGTGCAAAAATTACAGAAGGTCAAACAAGACTAGAATTAACTAATGGTAGTACTCCTGATAACGATGGGTTTATAATAAATGATAACGACGAAAACCAAACAATCGACTTTTCCTGATCAAGCCAAACTAAAGGTGATGTCAGATCGACTTTGTGATAACATAGAAGAATTGCTAGATATATTAGATGTTGAAGATTATAAAATTTCTGATAAGATGGTAATTTGTAGTTGCCCAATACATGGAGGAGATAATGATTCTGCATTTAATTTATATCATACAGGAGATTCTTATAGGGGCAATTGGAAATGTAGAACTCATGGTTGTGAAGAAACATTCAAGTCGTCTATTTTAGGATTTATAAGGGGTTGTCTATCTAAAAAAAGATTTGACTGGCCCAACAATACTGATGAAATATGTACATTTAAAGAAACGATAACGTTCGCAGAACAATTTTTAGGAGACAAGTTAAATAATATAAAAGTCAACAATAAAGATAAAGAAAAAAGTCTTTTTGTTAATGCTGTAAAATACATTAGTAGCAATAAACCTGACGAATCACAAAAAATATCTAGAGCATCCATTGTTAATTCCTTAGACATCCCCTCTAAATATTTTGTTTCTAGGGGGTTTAGTAAAAATATTCTAACAAAGTATGATGTTGGAGATTGTACAAAAAGTGGTAAACCAATGTCGGGTAGGGCCGTTGTTCCTGTGTATGACAATAATCGACAATACATGATAGGTTGTACTGGTCGTGCCACAACGGATAAGTGTGATAAATGTAATCATTATCACTTAAGCGATAAATGTCCAGATAAAGAGTCCTTATATCTTCACTGTAAATGGAGACATAACTACGGATTTAAAACACAAAACTATCTCTATAATTATTGGTTTGCTCAAGAACATATAAAAGAATCCCGATCAGTAATTTTAGTAGAGAGTCCAGGAAATGTATGGAGGTTAGAAGAAGCAGGTATACATAATTCTGTTGCAATTTTTGGATCTTCTTTAGCTGATATTCAAAAAATGATTTTAGATACTTCTGGCGCTATGACGATATATACAATAATGGATAACGATGATGCTGGAAAAAAAGCGGCAGAAAATGTTCACAAAAAATGTGAGAGGACCTATAATATAGTAGACATTCAGATCAACGATCAGGATGTTGCTGCAATGACGGTGGAACAAATACAGGACTTTATTAAACCAAGGTTGGAGTATGTCTGATAAAAATATTATTGCTTTTTCAGGAAGAAAGCAATCAGGGAAAAATACTTGCGTTAATTTTATATATTCTACTTTTATGGTAAATCTCGGTGTTGCTAAAAAAGTAAAGATTAATAATTATGGATTAATTGAAGTAAGTGATCTACTTGGAGATAAGGGGTATGCTGGATCGTTTGATCCATCACACATGCATAGTTCTAATGACTACGTCGTTCAACAACTATGTAACAAAATGGACCCCTTTATAAAAGTATACAGCTTTGCAGATCCACTAAAAAAAGATGTATGTATCAATATTTTGGGGCTAACTCATGATCAATGCTATGGTTCCGATAAAAATAAAAACGAACTAGTAGATTGTTTTTGGCCCGAAACTGACGCTAGAATGACCGCTAGAGAAGTTATGCAATATGTTGGTACAGATATATTTAGGACTATTAAATCAGATGTGTGGACATCCGCAATTATTTCTAAAATAAAAAGAGATGGTAGTCAATTATCTCTAATAACCGATTGCAGATTTCCTAATGAAGTAGAATGTATTCAAAATAACGAAGGTATTGTTGTTAGGCTTGACAGAAACACCTGTGATTCTACACATGTTAGTGAAACAGCGCTAGACAAAGATAACTATGATTGGAATAAGTTTGATTATGTTGTTGAAAACAATGATTTGGATATATATAATCAGTCAATACAAATAGAAAAATTACTTAACGAGGTGGTATCATAATAATTACATATTTTCGTAGTTCTAGTTATAACACACATAATATGTGTGAACAACAATATTTGTTTGACTATGTACTAGGCTATAGATCTCCGTCAAATAAAAAAGCAGACAAAGGAACTATAGTTCACAAGGCTCTAGAAATACTAGCCTTTGTTAAATATACCGTACAAAATGGAGATTCTACTTTTGAAGATGATATCCTTGGTACTATTAATGTATATAATTATGATTTAGACGATATTATAGAAAGGGTTTATAATTATTATACTACTGGATTTAGTCACCATGATTGGTCAGACAAAGATTTTAGAGATTGCAGAAAGTGGACATATAAAGCAATAGAATATGCAGGAGGTATGTTTGATCCAAGAAACAGAAACATCCTTTATCCTGAACAAAGATTTGACATCACTATTAATAAGCCTTGGGCAGAGTATGAGTATGAGCTACCTGATGGAGAAAAACTAAAAGGTAATTTATCAATTAAAGGAACAATTGACTTAATTACACAACCAGCAGAAAATACTTTAGAAATTATAGATTGGAAAACAGGCAGAAGATTAAATTGGGCAACTGGTGAAGAAAAAACCCAAGAAAAACTTGAAGTAGATCCTCAGCTGATGATATACTTTTATGCTGTCCAAAAACTGTACCCACACATTGAGACATGTATTATTACAATATATTTTATTAATGATGGTGGTCCTTTTAGCATGACTTTTCATAAGTCTGATATGCAAAAAACAGAAGATCTATTAAGACAAAAGTTTTATCATATAAAAAATACAAAAAGACCCAAGCTATCTAAAACATGGAAGTGTACTAAGCTATGTCATTATGGTAAAAATTCTTTTAAAGACAATCCCGATATATTGCCGATACTAGAGTATAGAGATGGACAGGTTTGTAATCCGGGATATAACATGACAATGTGTGAACAGGTCGCTCACGATATACAACTAAAAGGTTTAGAAAATGTAGTTGACGAATACACAGTACCAGGGTATAATGTAGGTCATTACAAAGCCCCAGGAAGTATTGAATGAAAAACTATATACCTTTACATGTTCACAGCCACTATTCTTTATTAGATGGTCTGTCTAAGCCTAAACAAATAGCAAGACGATGTAAAAAAATTGGTGTTAAAAGTTGTGCTATTACTGATCATGGCTCCATATCCGGTGCTGTACAAATACATCAGACCCTTAAATCAAGTGGGATAAAACCTATTTTAGGTTGTGAATTGTATTTGTCTTTTGATGATTCTAGTATTAAAACCCCAGAAAATAGTAAACTCACGCACTTCCTAGTCCTTGCTAAAAACTTGGAAGGATGGAAGAATTTAATTAGAATAGTTTCTGAATCTAATAATCCAAATAATTACTATCGGAAACCTAGACTGTCAGTAAATAAATTACAAGAGATTGTTAAAGGTAAAAACTTAATTGCTTTTTGTGGACATATGGGTTCTTATATACCTGATATTATAGCAAATAATCCTGATAATTATCAAAAACCCTGTTTAAACTTTGTAGATCAAATGAAAGACATATTTGGCAAAGACAATTTTTTCCTTGAGACACAGTTGATGGATCAGGAATATATGCCAAAACAGTTAGAGTTAACAGAGACAATAAGAAAAATAGCATCTATTACGAAAACTAAAGTCATATGTACTCCAGATGCTCATTATTCAGAGCAAGAAGATGCAACAGACCAAAGAATACTATTATGCAATAATATAAAAACAACCTTGACAGATATTAACAAAAAAATGCTAGACGGACAAGATGTCCCCTTTAGTTGTTTTTTTAAGTCTGATAAATATTACATTTTATCTCCCGAAGAAATGGCAGAACTACACACAGAAGAAGAAATAGAAAATACACAATTAATAGATAGTATGTGTGAAGAATATGATATATTACACAAACCTGTTCTTCCTCCTTTTAAATGTCCAAATGGACAAAATCCAGATGAATATTTAAGACAGTTATGCCGTAACGGTTGGAGAGATAAAATAGCTAATGTAGTGCCTAAAGATCAACACTCTAGTTATACGGAAAGAATCAAACAGGAACTGTCGGTTTTACAAGGGGCTGACCTATCTAGTTATTTTTTAATTGTTGCCGATATAGTGGATCGTGTGAGATCTCAAAGCTGGTTGCCAGGTCCTGGTAGAGGTTCAGCAGCTGGTTGCTTGGTTTCATACTTAATTGGTATTACTTCAATCGATCCAATGAAATATGGTCTTATCTTTGAAAGGTTCTATAATTCCGGTAGAAACACAGAAGGTAGAGTTTCTATGCCAGATATTGATGTGGATGTTCCGATTAACAAAAGAGAAGACATTATATCATATATCAGAGAAAAATATGGAGAAAACAAAGTTTCTCAAATGATTACATTTAATACAATGAAAGGAAGAGGAGCGTTAAAAGAAGTATTAAGAGTTTACGGAAATATAAGTTTTGACGAAATGAATCAGATTACAAAGTGTATACCCGATGAAGCTAAAATTGCTGATGAATTACAAGAAATGAAAGATGACTATGGAGAAGCTTCTATAATTAGATGGGCATTAGAAAACAATAATGATAAGCTTAAAGAATGGTGCTCTGTTAGTAAAGACGGAAATAAATTAAAAGGCCCTCTTGCAAAAAGGTTTGAGCAGGCTATTAGATTAGAGGGCACAAAATCTAATCAATCAAAACATGCTGCCGGTGTAGTTATTAGTAGTCACAACTTAGATACAATGTGTCCGATGATTTACGATACAAAAAACAAAACCACAATTGCTGGCATGGAAATGCAAGATCTAGAATCTTTGGGTATTATAAAATTTGATATTCTTGGTGTGGCTATGTTAGATAAAGTTATGTCAATATCAGATACACTATCGCATGGAGAATAATAATGCAAAAAACATTTCAAGAAATTGTAGTTGGTCAAGCTTTCAAGTTCAATAACCAACAATATGTAAAAATGAATACTGTTAAAGTCAGTTGTTGTAAAAGTGCTAATTGTTATGTTGCTGATAATCATAGAGTGCAACATTTTATTCGTCCAGATCAGAAAGTGGAGGTGTCAGATTAATAGTCAAAAAATTTGTGTTTTTGATTTAGAAACAGACGGTTGCAATCCAGAAGTTTGTAGTCCGGTTCAGATTGCAGCCGTGATCGTTGATCCAATCAAATTGGAAGTGGTGCCAGATTCAGAATTTAATATTTGTTTAAAGCCTGAAGCACTACAAGACAATCCAAAATATGCCTATGATGATTCTGATGTTTTGGATTTTCATGCCAAAGTCAAAGGCACAACTAAAGCAGAAGTCCTTAAGTCTTGGAAAAAGTACCAAAAACAAGAACAAGCATGGAAGATGTTTGTAAGCTATTTGCAGATGTACCACACAAGATCTGTTAAAAAGAATTGCTTTAGTGCTCCTATTGCTGCTGGTTACAACATTAATCGGTTTGATTTACCAATTATTAATAGGTTGAGTCAAAAATATAAAAATGTTAACAAGGAAAATAAGACTGATATATTTTATCCTAGAGATGTTTTAGATATTATGAATGTTATTTTTTATTGGTTTGAGAACAATAATGAATTAAAAAACTATACTCTTGATAATCTTAGAGATTATATGGGACTATCCAAGGAAAATGCTCATGATGCTCTCAAGGACGTACAAGACACCGCAGAGATACTGATTAGGTTTATGAAATTATTTAGAAGTTTGTCACCAAAGATTAAGTTTAGAAACGCCTTTAATAATGTCTGAGTATTATACTTTTGATTGCGGCTGTAAATTTGAAATAACAGGAAGCAATTTAGAATTTCCCAGGATACAATTTGAACCCAAGTTAGAAAAAATTAACTTAGAATGTTCTAAGACTTGGGATTTAATTTCTTCTGGTAATACAAAAGGTTGCTTTCAGTTGGAGTCTAGGCTTGGCCAAAGTATGGCCAAAAGACTCAAACCAAGAAATATTGAGCAGCTATCTGCGCTAATTAGTATTCTAAGACCTGGATGTTTAGAGGCTATCAGAGATGGTAAAACAGTATCTAATCATTATATAGACAAAAAGAATGGCCAAGAATCTGTAGATTACTATCATCCTATTCTTAAAAGTGTTTTGGAAAAGACATATGGAGAAATGATCTATCAAGAACAAGCTATGGAAATATCTAGAGTCGTATCTGGATTTAATCTGCAAGAAGCAGATGTTCTCAGAAAAGCTATTGGTAAAAAGAAAGCCGACTTAATGGCTGAGGTTAAAACATCTTTTCTTGAAGGTGCTAAAAAGATCAATGAAGTAGATGTAGAAACAGCCGAAGAAATATTTGGTTGGATTGAAAAAAGCCAAAGATATAGCTTTAATAAGTCTCATGCTGTAAGTTATGCAATGAATGCTTACTTATCAGCTTTTACAAAAGCGCATTTCCCCAGAGTGTTTTTTGCTTCATATCTAAAGTTTGCAAAAGACAAAATTGATCCTCAACAAGAAATCAAAGAACTTGTGAGGAACGCAAACGAAATGGATATCAATATACAAACTCCAGACATTAGAAACCTTAATGAGCTATTTGCAATAAAAGATCGAAAGATATTTTTCGGGCTTACAGACATTAAGGGTTTGGGCAAATCAGTATACAAAAAGATATTAGAAATTTTAGAAAAAGATAAGATAGACATTAAGTCTCTTAGTTGGTATGATATGCTTAACAAAGTGCTATGCAAAATTAATACCACTGCAACTAAAGCTATCATATCTTGCGGTGCATTAGATTATTTTAAAATGTCTAGAACAAAAATGCTTTTTGAATATGAAATTTTTAATACTTTGACAAAAAAAGAAATGGAAAAATGTCAAGAAGCAATATCTAATAAAGACAATAATCTTAAACAGATATTAACAGAATTGTTGACAAAAAGAGTCAATGTTAAAAGAAAAGAAATAATAAATAATCTTATTACTTCTATAAACAAACCCCCGTATTCTTTAACGGATAAAATAGAATGGTTGTCTGATTCAGAAAACTCTTTATTGGGAACCTCTATTACATGCTCTAAACTGGACTCTTATAAAATAGAAATGACAAATACTAATTGTAAAGACTTTAAGAGAACATATAAGACTGATGATATTATATTAGCAGCAGAAGTTGTGGGTGTTAATGTAACTAAAACTAAAAATGGTAAAAATCCTGGTGCTGAAATGGCGTTTATCACTGGTGAAGACCAATATGGTTTACTAGACTCTATTATTCTCTTTCCAGAAACATGGACATCATATAGGACTCATGTGTTTGAAGGAAATGTATTAATCTTTACTGGCAAAAAGTCAAAAAACAAGGATAGTCTAATAGTAGAGAAATGTTTTATACCTAAGCCTTGACTATATCCGATTAGGTTTTATAATACATTGTGTTGGTTTTGGGAATTTTACTTTAAGGAGACGATAATGAATCTTGTAATTTTAAGAGGTAATCTAGCTAGAGATCCTGAACATAGAAAAGTTAACACTGGAGGTAAGGATACTACAGTTGTAAATTTTACTGTTGCAACTTCTAGAGAATATACAAAAGCTAACGGCGAAAGGGATAAGGTTACTTCATTTATTAATTGTGAAGCATGGGATACTGGTGCTGAAATTATTGCAGAATCTTTCAACAAGGGAGATTTAGTAATGGTTGAAGGATCTTTGCGAAATGATTCATGGGAAAAAGATGGCGTTAAGCATAATAGTTTTAAGGTTAGGGTGAATAATTTTTCTAAGCTTACTAAGCTATCTAGATATAAGAAAGACCAAAGTGCTCAGTCTGATTCTTCTGGCAAAGAAGAAGTTGTTGCATTTTAATTAATTTCTATTTTCTTTAAGGGGGTCTGAAAAGACCCCTATTTTTATATATGAGTAAACTTAAAATATTAATGTGTTCAGAAGCTAGTTTTCTGAGTTCCGGATTTGCTACTTACACAAGAGAAATCCTTAATAGGCTATACGAAACAAATAAATATGAAATAGCAGAATTTGCTAGTTATTCACATGTCAATGATCCTAGAGACAAAGACATACCGTGGAGATTGTATGCTAATGCTGTAAGAGATGAAGACCCTAGATACAAAGAGTATTCAGCTAGACCAGACAATGCTTTTGGCAGATGGCGATTTGATAAAGTTGTTGTTGATTTTAAACCTGATGTAGTAATAGACATAAGGGATTATTGGATGAGCTCTTATCAAGAACTATCTCCATGCAGACCATATTTTCACTGGGTACTAATGCCAACCATCGACTCTGCACCACAACAACAATTGTGGATGGACACATATTTATCTGCGGATGCTGTTTTTACATATTCTGATTGGGGAGCAAATGTTTTAAAAGAACAATCTAGCAATCATATAAATTACATAGATACGGCATCTCCGGGAGTAGATCTAAATACATTCAGAATTAAAGATACTCAACAATGTAAAGCAAGTTTAGGTATTGATCAAAACAGTGTCATTATAGGCTCTGTAATGAGAAACCAAAAAAGAAAACTAATCCCTAGATTGTGTGGAGGATTCAGAAAACTTTTAGATGAATATGAAAAAAGCAATAGTTTTATAGGTAAAAATTTATATCTTTATTTACATACTAGCTGGCCTGATGCTGGCTGGGATTTACCAGAAGTACTGAAAGAAAATAGATTATCTAATAGGGTTCTATTCACTTATGTATGTAAAAGCTGTAACGATGTCTCTTCACAAGTTTTTTCTGGTCCTAGTATAGTGTGTCCTAAATGCTTAAATAAAACTAAGGTTTTTCCAAGTGTTAGTTCTGGAATTAGCACCGACCAGCTATCTACAATATACAACACTTTCAATCTTTACGTTCAATATGCCATATGCGAAGGTTTTGGTATGCCTCAGGTCGAAGCTGCTGCTTGCGGAGTGCCAGTTGCTACTGTAAACTATAGTGCTATGTGCGATATTATAAATAAGCTTAAAGCATATCCTATTAAAGTAGATGCTGAATTTAAAGAATTAGAAACAAGGGCCATAAGAGTCTATCCAGATAATGATGACCTGATTCAAATAATCAAAAAAGTATTAAATCTACCCAAGAATATTGTAGATAAAAAAAGAAAAAAGATTAGAGAATTAACTGAGAAGTTTTATGATTGGGATATTATAGCACAAAAATGGGAAAAATATTTAGATTCATTGGTTGACAGCAGATATCACTCCGATTGGTCTCAAATAAAGCAACTAGAGGGTTTAGAGAAGGTTACAGACATAGAGCCATCTCAAAATATAGAACAGATGTTATTGATGTGCCACAAAGGTTTAGGGGATATAGAAAAAATTTCTTCTAGCAGAATGTTACATTTTTTAAATGATATAGATAATGGATTCCAA